AAAAGACGGGTGACGGTAAGAACCCATCGTGCGTGATTGTTGACGAAGCTGCTCAGATTGTTGACCGTAATTCAATTGAAGTACTACATTCAGGCATGGTGGCCAGACAGAACCCGTTGCGTATTTACATCACTACAGCCTCATTTACTAAGGAAACCAAGTTTTACGAAGACATGAGTATGTATCAATCAATGCTCACAGGTGAGGCTACAGATAACCCAAAATGGTTTGGTCTTATTTATGGGCTTGACCCACAAGACGATTGGCGTGACCCTACAAATTGGGCTAAAGCAAACCCAATGCACGGCATAAGCGTATTTGAAGAAGCCATTGCACAAAGGGCTGAAGAAGCTAAATTTAAACCAGCAGCGTTAAATGAATTTTTATGTAAGACCCTTAACATCTTTGTTTCTGCCAATTCTGCATGGGTAGACCGTGCCTACTGGGATGACAAGAAAACAAACATTGTTCAGGGCAGAGAGCCAGAAGCCGTGTTCATTGGTTTTGACTTGGCGGCTACCCGTGACCTTAACGCTGTCTGTACGCTTAAACGATATGCCGAGCTAGAGTATGAGGCAGAATGGCAATTCTTTTTACCAGAAGAAGGTTTAACGCACGTTCCCAAGCATTATTTGGACATCTTTAGAGTCGCCATAAATTCAGGCATATTAAAGCTGACTGAGGGAAATGTTATGGATGACCGAGAAATTAGCGAATACATAAAACAACAATGCAGCAAATACGATGTTAAAGAAGTTGGGTACGATGCTTACAACGCAGCATCACTTGTGGCACGTTTACATGATGATGGCATACCCGTTAAGAAAGTCGGACAATCAATGGCCACACTTTCCAACCCAAGCAAATATGTAGAAAAGTTAATCTTAAACAACAACATTAAACACGATGGCAACCCGTTTGTAGGGTGGCAATTGGGCAACTGTGAAGTATACGAAGACGTGAACGGTAATATAAAGGTACGCAAAAACGAAGCCGATAAGTCAGCTAAAGTAGACGGTATTATTGCCCTAATAATCGCAGCACATTGTTCACTAGACAACCCATTTGTAAACAATACGTTTGGATTTCGTAGTTTTTAGTTTAAAATAGTTAAACAACTATTTATCTAGTGGGTAAAACAATGGGTATTTTAGACATATTTAAGAGTAAATCTAAAGCTCAAAATGAGGCGAATACCTTATTCGGCCAGACCCAGCTAGGCAATAATGTTATTTATCAGGGTCAAGGTGGCAAACAAACCGTTAGCCAACAGCTGTTATATGTGACCACAAGTAGTACGACCACAGCGGGTCGTGCGGTTGATATGTCTATGCTAACCCGTAACAGTACAGTAATGGCAGCGGTTGGCGTCAAGGCACGGGCATTGGCTCAGTTGCCCATTAGCATTATGTCTAAAAGCGATGATGGTACATTTGTTGATGCTTTACAGTCACCTAAAGTTGGAGCAAGAGACAGGGCTAAAGCTAAACAGGTTCTTAATTTATTACGCTCACCAAACCATTTTGAAAGCCAGTACGAATTTTGGTATCAATGGTGTATGTGGCAAGACTTAGCGGGTGAAACATTTACTCTTTGGTGGCGAGCCAAGCAAGATGACCCTATGCAGACACCGATTGAGATGTACAACTTAGACAGTACGCTTATTACTGTAAGGCTGACTGAAACACGTTACCCTGCATACACATTATCGACACCATCTTACGGTTTTAACAAAGATGAGCCATTATCAGCCCATCAAGTTATGCACGTTAAGGAAGCAGCGTGGCAAGGTAGCGCAGGATTCAATAAAGGAATACTAGCAGCCGAGTTAGTGGGGCTTGACCAAGACATTGATTTGTACGCAAACTTTGTTATGCAAAATGGCGCCAAGCCTAGCGGTATGTTTGTGACTGAACAGGTTATACCTGACGCAAAGTACAAAGAGATAGCAGGGCGTCTTAAAGAAGCTTGGTCTAGTATGACGGGTAGTCGTGCGACAGATATGTCAAAGCCTGGCCAAGGTATGTTGTTAGACCAAGGTATGAAGTATCAACCACTTGATATGCTTACCTTGCAAGACACGGAAACTAAAGAGTTAAAGAACCAAACAATGAAGCGTATATGTGGTTTGTTTGGCGTACCACCTGCGATGATTGGTATTGCTGACCAAAAATACAACAACACTCAAACAATGATGGATGAGTTTTACAAAGCTACGATGTATCCGATGATTATTAACATTGAGCAAAAATTAAACTATCATTTGTTTAAAGGCTATCCAAATCTAGTGGTGCGTTTTGATACTAAAGACTTCCTAAAAGGCGCAGCCCTTGACCAAATGAACTTTGCGGTGCAAGGCGTCAATGCTGGCGTCTTGACACAAAACGAAGCACGAGAATATTTAAATATTGCTCGCATAGATGGCTACGATGAATTGAAAGATGGTAAGCCACAAGATTTGTTACCCGGCAGTTCAGCGCAATCAACTGGTGGGGGTGGTGGCAATCAAACAAGACGAGCAAATATAGGTACAACATGACCACAATAGATAAAATGTGTAAATTATTACTTGCACAAATTAAGAAACCTAGTGTTAAACTACAAAAAACCGTAAAATTGCCGAAAATACAAGATAATAACCAGTCAATAAAACTTGGGGCAATAAATGAAATCAATAACTCTAATCTGCGAAGCTAAACTTGACATACCTAATCCCGCAGATGAGGCAATGCCAACAGGCGCAATAGAAGCTCGTGTAACTACTTGGGGCGCACGAGAAGGCGCAGATGGTCGCAAGTTTAATTACCAGCCAGAAGGTTTTATGGACTTTGCGAATGAATTTGCTAAAGCCGAAAAACCGTTGCCAATGTTTTTAAATCATAACGATGTTGGTATGCCGATTGGTCAATGGGACGAACTCATGTTTGACGATGACGGTATGTCAGCCAAAGGTCGCTTGTATTTAAACACTTCTGCTGGTCAAGACGCATATACAGTCTTAAAAGAATCACCCAATATGTTTGGTGGTGTATCGGTAGGTGCGTATGCAGACGAAGCCCGATATGTAAACGGCATGGGCGAAGAATTTGATATGGATGCAATGGATGATGAGCAAGACGCTTATTTCCAAATTACCAAAGGGGGCTTGCGTGAAATATCGGTGGTTATGTACACGAATAATCCAGAGGCGAATATTCAGCAATTGGAATATTTTGATGCTGAAGGAAACGCAAATCCTAGAGCAGTTGAGAAGGTCTTGCGTGATGCAGGGCTATCCCGAAAAGATGCGACCACCGCATCTTCTATCCTTAAGAAAGTATTAGAAAAGCGTGACGCTACTAATAAACTTGAGGAAGCCCCAAAGCAGGGTGAGCCTGATGCGGTGGTCAATGAGGCCGATATACTCTTAGCATTAGAAGAACGAGAGTTATTGAAGGCACTTTCAAAACGTATTTAAAGGAATATCATGTTAGATAAAATTACCGAAAAGCTTGACGCAATTGAAGCGACAAACGTTGCCAAGATTGCCGAAGCACAAGCCGCAGCGGTTGCAGCCGTTGAAGAAGCTAAAGTGTCGTTTGAGGAAAAGGTGGCAGCATTAGAAGCTAAAATTTCATCAGTCAATGCCCCACCTGTTATTAAAACGTATACAAGCATTACGCAAGAAGTTAACCGTTCAGTAAAAGAGCAAATTAGCAATTTTTACAAATCGGGCGCAAAGGTTGAAAAAGAATTAACCATGTTTGCTGATGAGTCACAATATGACGCATACATGAAAGAAGCTTCAGCCTTAACGGGTGGTGGTGCTGGTGTTGGTGGCCGTACTGCTTATGACCCCGTTTTTGTTGCTTTGCGTTTAGCTAATCCCATGCGTGGTGTTGCTCGTGCGGTTTCGACAGACGGTTCTACTTACCAATTCCGTGCAAAGACTGGCAATGCTGGCGCAGCATGGGGTTATGCAATTCAGAACAACGGTTCAGCTACAACTCAAGGCACTAACGTTTGGCAACTTACACTTCAAGACTTAAACGTACAGTTCCCAATTCGTACCGCAGCACTTGATGATATTGATGGCTTAGAAGGTAATGTCGTATCTGACATGATGGCTGAATTTAGCCAAGCTGAAGCCTTTTCAATGATTCAAAACAACGACCAAGGCGCAACCTCATTGCCCTACGGTGGCTCTAACGGTCTACGTGGTTTAAATCAATATGCAGGTCAAGCAGGTACATACGCAGGTGGTAAAACAACCGTAGCAGCGTTTGGTACAAGTGGCACAGGTTCATCAAGCGGTTTACATAGCTTGGCAACTTATGACCAGTTGACTTCAAACGTCAATACAGTTGGCGCATCTAACGTGACTTACAAAGACTTAGTAAACTTTGTATTCTCATTAGCACCTCAATATCGTGTGCCTACATCTAAGTTTTTAGTTAACTCAACCTTTATGGCACAGATTCGTGGCTTAGTGGATTCACAAGGCGCACCAATCTTTAATCGTAACCAAGGTTTGTCGGTTGACGGTGTGATTGGCACGATGCTTGGCTTTGACGTTGTTGAATCTACTTACCTTGACTTGCCCTCACAGGCAGCAACAGGTTCAGCAGGTACAACTAGCTTGTACCCAATGTACTTTGGTGATTTCCAAAAAGGGTTTACCATTGTTGACCGTTTGAACA